TGGGTATTAGTTGATAATTCAGACCAAGTTACATCAGACGGAGTAATATTTGTAGACTTAGGACCAAGTACTGCCACAACTCAAGCAGGATTAAACAGTGATGCTCCAGCGGCAAATACTGTACCTAATAATATCATTGCTTGGAACAAACGTGGATCAGGTAAAAACGTCAAGCAGTATAAGATTAATTATACTACAGGCGGTGTCAATCACGGTAACGTATGGGTTGATCATTCAGGAAATAAAATTGATGGATCACCTTATATGGGACGTAAAGCACAAAGAAAAGTTATCGTTAGAGGATTACAATCAGCAGTAACGGCCAACGAGGATATTAGAAGTGAAGTTAATTTCTTTAACTTGATTTCAACACCTGGTTATCCAGAATTGATTGACGAAATGATAACTCTAAATACTGATAAGAAAGAAGTAGCATTCATAGTTGGTGACTCTCCTTTAAGACTAAAATCAGATGCGACATCAATAAACGCATGGTCTAAAAACTCCAACAATGCTGGTGAAAATGGCGATGAAGGATTAATTTCTTCAAGTGCTTATGTATCAGTACATTATCCATCAGGATTAACAACTAACCTAGACGGTACAAACGTAATGGTACCAGCAAGTCACATTGCCTTAAGAACTATGGCATTCAATGACAATGTTGCGTATCAATGGTTTGCTCCAGCAGGTTACCAAAGAGGTCTTGTACAAAATGCTACAAGTGTAGGATATTTAGATTCCGTATCTAATGAATTCCAACCAGTATCATTAAATGAAGGTCAAAGAGATGCTTTATATTCAAACAAAATAAACCCAATAGCAAACTTCCCAGGAAGAGGCTTGGTAGTGTTTGGACAGAAGACTCTTAACCCAACAGCAAGTGCTTTGGATAGAATCAACGTAGCAAGATTAATTAACTACATTAGATATCAATTAGATATCGCAGTTAAACCTTTCTTGTTTGAGCCAAATGACGGTATTACAAGAGCAGGTGTTAAAAGAGTTGCTGACTCATTGTTGTCAGAACTTGTAACATTAAGAGGTCTATTTGACTTTATTAGTGTTTGTGACACTACTAATAATACCCCGGCAAGAATTGATAGAAATGAATTATATCTAGATATAGCAATTCAACCTACTAAAGCAGTTGAGTTCATATATATTCCGATCAGAATTCAATCAACTCTTGGTCAGACAGGTTCTAGTTAAACCTTATTTTAACTACTTTAAAGGGCGGTTTTTATCCGCCCTTTATTTTTGGCAGTAAAATGATAAATAAACGTATAAATGAAGTAATACTTTATTAGGAGTAAAAGAAATGGCAGTAACAAAAGATAAATTCGGTGTACCAATTGAGGGTGCTAGACTTGGAATTCTTCAGCCTAAACTAAAATATAGATTCCGTGTAATCTTAACAGGTTTTGGTGCTGGTGGAAGAACAGACGAACTCACTCAAAATGTAGTCAGTGTAACTAGACCTACTTTCACAATGGAAGAAGTAGTGGTCCACAGTTATAACTCAAGAGCATACATTGCAGGTAAACATGAATGGAATGCGATTAATTTAAGCCTCAGAGACGATATTACTAATAGTGTTGCCGCTTTAGTCGGTCAACAGATCCAAAGACAGTTTAACCATTTCGAACAAACTACTGCGGTAAGTGGTGGGGATTACAAGTACGATATGCTTATCCAAGTGTTAGACGGTACAAACGCAGAACCTACAGAGCAATGGGAACTTGAAGGTTGTATGTTAGCAGAGGTTAACTACACAGATCATGCTTATGATCAAAGTGACATTGTTGGAATAGATTTGTCAATTAGATATGACAATGCTGTACACGTTGCGGGTCCAAACACATTAGGCGGTAAAGTTGCGGCAGGCGATCCATTCCCATTAGTTTCACCACTTGGTTCTGGCACATCTACTCAGGTTTAATCCTAAGTAGTTAGGAGATACCTATGGGAAAGTTCTGGAAAGAAGTCGTAGGCGGACAAGTTAATACGGGTGTATATCAGGCCGGTCCTAGACATGCTCAAAAGCAGTATGGAAGTTTTAAGACCGGCAGACCACCTCGTTTACCTTTTCAATTTGTAACCTACTTTGAAATAAATCAAAATGTAACAATGGCTAACGGCAAGTTGGCATCCGCTGTGGCTTATGATTATTCATCATTAGTAAGAGCAATAGATTTACCCAGTGTAACATTTACAGTTGACAAGAAAAATCAGTATAATAAACTGAAACCTATCATAACAACAAAAGATTTCAAACCTTTCACAATGACAGTATATGACGATATTGAAAGTCGTTGGTACGCATTGTGGCAAAATTATTACAACTATCATTTTATGGATGGTAGATTTGATTCTGGTGAATTTGTACAAGAAGTTCTTGGGCAAGATGAACAAGTAGACAGCGATGGCAACGTTACACAAGAGGGAATTCTTGCCGTAGATGGCCGAAATAATGAATTGAGTAACAGAAACGTTGTTGGTAATAGAGGCTCAGATTTAATTGCCAATTATGCCATAAGTGGTCCTGATGCTTTATGTAGAGATCCCAATTTAAATTTCAACTCTGATCGAAACGGAGCAGACATACATGACATGAAACGAAGAGGTTTCTTTGATGCTATACATGTGTTTCAAATACACGCAGATACTGTAACAAGAACAACAGCAATAAATCCAATACTCACAGACGCACAGGTTACACAATTAGATTATGCCAGCAGTGGTGTACCTAGTGAAATTACATTCAATATAGAATATGAAAAATTAGCATACGGGCCTGTACTAAATTACAAATATGACCAAGACCCTATATTAGTAGATCTAATAGAAGATGTAACTAAAGCACCTGTATTTGATCCAGCACAAGACAAACTCAAAGGATTAGTCCAAGGGTTATTTGGATTAGAACAAAGAAACAGTACTGCTTCTGCTATACCATTACATGATACTGAAAGAGATCTAGCAGGTGTAGAAATGAATGCTAATATACAAAGATCAAGCAGTGGCACTACATCGGGTGGTTTCTTTTCAAACTTGCTAGGTAATGCTTTAAACAAAAAATTAAATGAAGCATCAGCAGATTTGTTTAGAAAGAATAATAAAAATATACAAAAATTTAATTTCTTAGGATAATGAGTAAAATATATAAAAACTTTGGTGTAACAACAGACCTTACAGAAAGAGAAGGTAAGTTTCAAGATATATCTGTAACAGGCGAAAAAATAAATGTGTCTGATTTGGACATAGATATAATCAATAGAAAAAACTTAAAAAAATCAGACACTAAATTTGGTGGTAAAACACATCTAAGAGAAAAAGTTTTTGCTGATTTTAGAAGCAGTGGTTACACAGAAAAACTTAGTAATTTTTATGCTGATACTTTCTTTGACTTATCAAAGAAAAACGGTGATGACCCAACATCATATTATACAATAATTATAGAAACAGAAAATACATTTGAATATAAGTTAGATAATAACTTTGTAACAAGGGAAACATACGAGGCTGACGCAGGTAATGAGTTTGACCCTAACGACAGTTATAGAAAAACAAAAAATCTAATATCTAAAGATAGTCAAAAAATCAAACTTAATGAAGACACACTACAATATATTAATAACACATTACCAAAGTCAGTATCATTTAAAGTCGAAAAATTAAGAAGCAGTAATAAATTTGTTGATCCACTTATAAGGATTTAACATGCCAAAATTTCTCAAAGGTGATTACATACCTGAAAACGCAGAAAAATATGTAGGTGCTAAAAAGCCTTATTACAGAAGTAGTTGGGAATTAGCATTTATGAAAATGTGCGACAGTCATCCTTACATTACACAATGGGCAAGTGAAAATATAAAAATACCTTACAGGCATCCTGTTACAGGAAAGCACACCGTATATGTTCCAGACTTTACAATCATGTACACTGACAAGAGTGGTAAACGTCATATGGAAGTAATAGAAATAAAACCAGGCAGTCAAACCACATTAGAACAAGCAAGAGGCCAAGCAGAAAAAGTTCAAGTAATGATTAACATGGCAAAATGGACAGCCGCAAACGAATGGTGTCAGCGAAAAGGAATTAGGTTTAGGG